TGCGCGGGCAGGGGTTGCCCACGCGCCCCAGAGGTTTCCGGCACAAACCCAGACGCCAGCACAGCATCAGGAGGCTGACCGACATTCTGCTGCCCGTCCGGGTAGCTGACGTATGTCTCGGCAAAACTGGTCATTGATAAACGCCCGTCAAGTGATATTGACCCAGCGGGGTCGAAGTGTTTGGATTATATACCGCAAGCGTCCCGACCCCAATATCGAGATACATGCCGCCTACGTCCAATTCGGACGGCACCAGCCCGCCAATACCCGGCCCAGAAGTGGCATTTGACAAGCCCGTGACCTGCAAATCCGCGCCAGTGGCGGTCATATATTGCCCGTTCACGAACAGTTCCGACAGCCCAGTAGCTCGGCCTGTCCGCATGGGCTTGGCAAGGTAGGACACGGCCACGGGCACGGTCGAGATACCCGCAGGCGAGATGCCCTGAATCTCGGTCTGGATGGACTGACTGACCGCATAGCCGTCCGTGAACAGCATCGCCCCGGCTGGCTTGAACTCCAGATATTGGCAGTCGGTGGGGTCGGTCAGAAACCGCAAACCCTTGATCAAATCCGAAGGCGTGCCCCGGCTGGTATTGGCAAAGATGCGGTACTTGATCCCAAGCCGATAGAGGTCATCGGTGCGACCCTTGCGCGGCTCACCCACAATGGCTCCGCAGCCGTCAAGCTGCTTTCCTTCGGCCGTGTCAATCCATCGCTTTGTCTTGAGGTCGTCGGCCGTGGACTCCAGATCGGCAAGCGTGGACACGATGGCCTGCACCAGTGCGCGCAGCTTGGGCGACTCCCCAAACTGGCCCGTCAGCCGGTCTACCGCGATGGTCTGATAGTCCAGCATCACACCCCCACGACAGTGATACGGGCACTGTCAAACGCCGCCAGCGACGTGCGGCCCACCGGGACGTTCGCCGTGGTATAGCTCGGCGTGTCGGTGGCTGCATCGGTGATCGCGGCCTCGACCGTGATCGAGCCGATACCCGATGTGGCGCTGTAGATCGGGCCGAAATAGCGTTGCGTGATGATGTCCTCACCCACAGGCTGCGCCTGCCCCGTGGTCAGCACCGCCGTGCGGATGGCCGTCGCAGCGGATTCGGTCAGGGTTTCTTCAGGGTATAGCACGTTGACGCTAACCCGAATCCATGCGTATTTCGTGGTCGCCCGCGAGAAAGACACGCTTTGCGCGTCCCCGTTGTCGTCCGTCACGGCAACCGTGACCGCGCCGTAAGTCTCAATGCTTGCGGGCTTGACTTCCCACAGCTTGTCACCAATAGCCGAATCCGAACCGCCAGACACCACCACCTGCACAGCATGGGCGGGTAATCCGTCCGAGTCTACGGCCGCCGTGCGGTTTTCGTACACGGCGACATAGGACACCGAATCCACTTCTTGCAAGATGCGCGACCGGATCGCTTGCACCGTAGCGGCCCCGCTCACGCGGGTGCTTTCAGCGTGGCGAATGCGCAGTTCAGCGTCGGTTTCAACCGCCTGGCCCGTGGCACCGGCCGCCAGGTTATTGACCGCGCCCCAGCCGCTAATTGCCGTGCTGATCGAAGACAGGGCACCGATGGGCAAAGCCACCGCGCCCGTTTCCGTGCACACAAACCCCGCAGGCGTGCCGATTTTGGAGATGGTCAGTTTGCTGTCAACCGTCAGGGTAAAAGCCGACTTGCCATCTTTCGCACGCAGCGACAAGACCGCGCCGCTGGTCGTGGCGGTGTAGAGGTCAGAATCAAACAGCGCCGCAAGGCCCGCCGCGATCTCCGCTCCGGTGGCCGTGGGGTCAGACGTGAAAGTCACCGCCACGCCCCCCGCGATCACTTGGTAGGTCGCATTGTTGGTGATCGTGATGACCGTGATGTCACAGTCCGTCACGCTAGACCGGCTAATCACCATGTCCGCTTCGGTGGCATACGTATTGCCATCCAGCGCCGTAGCCGTGGCGCCAGCCGGGATCAGCGTGCCTTCGGTGCCGTAGCACACGCCCACCGCCGTGGTGGCCGTCGCGCCAAGCCGTTGCAGGCCCACAAAAGACACAGCGCCATCTAGGCTCGTGTCTTCGGCACTGCCGGGGTACATTGCATCGTAATTGTCCTGCAGCGCCTCGTAAGCATCATCCAGCGCGGCCGAGAAAATGCCGATGATCTGACCCACTACCGCATCCGCGCCGGTGTTGACCGGGCCGAGCGCGTCCGTGAATTTCTGATCGTAGTCCGCTTTGATTTCGGCCAGGCGGGGGCGGGTGAAGCCGGTAGATGTGAGGGTCATGATTGGTATTCGATGATGCCGTAAGGTGTTTTGGCCTCAAAAGAAACCAATAAGCTTCTCGCCTGCCGGTCAAAGGTATACGAAAACGAGGTAATCGCCTGCACCCCATCCACCTCAAGAATGGATTTCTTCAGAGCCGTGATCGCGCCGGACAGCGTGAGTTGTTTTCCCAAAATGGATTGCAAATATGGCGTGCCAAACTCGGTATCAAGAAACCATTCACCGCGCCACAATTTCAGCTTGATAAGCAGTTGCTGCCCTACCGCATTGGCGTCCGTGACCAGACGCAAATCCAGCGAGGACACGTCGAGGTCATGGTTAGAGTCAAGCGCAAAATCTGACATACGGCCATTCTATCAAATAGGGGGGGTCGTGGTAGAGCCAGTTTCGTTGTGCCGGTGATTGACCAGCGACTTACCCGCAGCAGTCACATCCGTGGCAAACGATGCCGTAGCTGTCCCACCGCCCATCGGGGCGCCTTGCGTGATCGCGGCATTCAGGGTAAGCAATGGCGCATTGATCGCCAGCCCGCCAGGCGCATTCAGCGCCATCGCCCCACCCGGCAGAATCTGCACATTGGCCGCGCCGTAGTACATGGTCAGGCTGGTATTGTCCGTCGCTGCGCCGGTATTGCCGAGGTCGCACATGACAGCATGACAATCGCTCAGGTCAAACATCCGCCGGTCGTCTGTGCCATCGGTGGCCTGCTGCGAAAACACCAGCAAGCACCGGTCGCCGGGCATCACCGGGCCTTTGATGCCAGCTTGGCCGCCCGCAAAAGTAGGCCAGCACACGCGAGCGTCGTGGATGATGGGGTAATCCAGCGCGTCGCCATCGGCGAATCTCTTTTTCCCCGTGGGCTGCACGCTGGCCCGGCCATTGGCATAGGAAACCACTACGCCGGGCAGGCAGGTATTCACGTCCAGCAGTTGCGCCTGCACCAGCGACAAAAGCGCATCCACCACGCTCGTATTTTCAGCCATCAGACAAACCTCAACGTCAATTCTGTGTACCAATCTTTGCCATGAGTATCACCGGAATGCACCACTTCTTCGACCCGGAAAAACTGCCCGTCGATGCCCGCGCTTTTGATTTGCACGTATCCGCCAGGCTCAACCGTGGGCTGCAAAAGGCTTTTGACCTTGTAGCCATCAACGTGCAATACGCGCTTCATGGTGCCGTTATCGTCACGTTTCAGAGTCTCACGCACGCCCTTCTGTTTGGACGTGATGCCCTCTTTTGCAGCAGCCTTGTCGGTCATGGTTTTGGACTCAAGCATGGGCGAACCCACCATGCCCGAATCCGGCGAGAGCACAATGGCACGCTTTTGGAAAACCCCGCCCTTTTTGACGATCTGGATTTCTCGATTCTGAATCGACCACTCAAGCCCGAGGTACTGGCAAGCCTTGTCCATCGCATCCCGCACCCGGCCCACAAAGGCAAAGCCGCTTGGGTATTGGCGCGACTCCACACCGGCCGGGAAAGACCGCACTGGCAGGCCAAAACGGCCTGCTATGTCACGCAAAACCGTGGGGGCGGCTACGCCCTTGCCGAATGATATGGACGCCTTGCCGTCCCGGAATTCAGCCAGGCCATCCTGCATTTCTAGCTCAGTGATCCAGTCCGGGCCTTCGCGCAGCGTGAGTGCGCGGGTCACGTCACCCGCAAAAATCTGCACGGCCCCGAGGTCTTGTTTGTAGCCAGCTTTCAGCACCAGCACATTGCCGATCGCCTCAATCTGGCGCCGGGTTTCGGGGGCGGCGTTCCAGATCCGCAGCGTGCATTTGTTCGGGCTTTTTGTGGCGCCCTTTTGGATCGAGAAGGCAAAGCGTAGCCCCGCAAGCTCCTTGCCCTGCTTGCCCTCTTTACCGATGACAAGTGACGCTACCCGATCAAACAGCATTTACATGTCCCACGTTGTAGCGCCCGCGTCCCACTCGGTCAGGCCCGAATCCCACAGCGTGCCGATGGTGGCCGATGTTTCGGCGGCGATCACGTTGATAGCAGGGGCCGATGCGATGGCATCGGGTTCGTAGTAGTACAAATTGACGTTGACGCCCAGCTCGTCGAAACCCGGCCGCGTGTTGGTGCCACTCTCACGAATCGCCATGAGTTGCCCAGTTGGCAGGCGGGTGTCTTGGTACCGCATCAGCATCGGGTAGTTTTCAACCAGCTTGATGCCCTGCACAATCGGGGTTTCGTCAGCCTCGAAAAGCGACAGCGACCAGTAGCTGAAACGCACGTTCCACGTCAACCGGATGCGGTAGGGGTTGTCGCTCAGGGTTGTGGAAAAGACCTGATCTGGTGTTTCCGTCGAGACGGCCAATTTGTATAGCGTCGTCATTTCATGAGGTCCGAAAAGGTCTGTTTGGCGAAGTCCAGTGCCGCCTTGCCGCCGACACTTGCAATCGACGTAGGCGCCTTGACCACCGGGTCAGTTTTGCCCGTGTCCTTTTTAGGCTCGGCCTTTTTCGACGTGGCACCAGACTTCGACGCGCTTTTCGCACTGATCCCCTTGGGCACGTCTACGGTCTGGGTCTGCACAAACCGGATTGCCACAAACTCGGCAGAAAACTCGATGGCCTCCCCGGTCTGCGACGTGCGCGGGATTTCCACGTTGGTCAGCACCATGTCGGAATATACCGCGTGCTTGGTATATACCGTCACGGGCTCCCGCGCCTTGATGAGCTTGTAAAGAAGTTCAAACACCGGCTGCGTGCGGCTGCCCGCGTCCGTCGTGCCGATGGTGCCCGCAAGCTCGGGCGAGATCGTCAAAGGTGTGTCAGACACAAACCCACGGATTCTCAGCTTGTCGGATTGCTCGATCACATGATCGGCCACCGGGGCGCCTGTTTCGACCGGATTCTCGGTCGCCTGCGCTTGCCACTGGTGGCTTTCCTCTAGATTGGCGTCTAGCTCCACGTTCCCATAGTCGTTGCCGAACATGGTTGTAAACTGCGCACCCCCAAACAGCAAACCGATCATGGTGCGTACACTCCCAAATCACCGGCCAGGTTTTTGTTGACCTGTCCGAAGGCGGATTGCGCCGCTTGGCTGAAAAATTGGGTATCTGTGGGGGATGTGCCGAGGGGGACTGTGAGGTTGACCGTTGTCTGAGCCATGATGCTGCGCGGCTGCGCTGACCCCGGTAGCGTCAATGCCTGCCCCGGTGCGGCACTGTAGGCGGCTGCCATATTGGCCCCTTTGATCTGATCAATGCCCCTCTGGATCTGCGACGTGTCAAGCGTGAAGACGCCGCCCAGCACGTTGCCAACGCCCGCGAACTTGGTTCGCACCCACTCTGCAAAATCCTTTAGCGTCTGCCACGTTTCCTCGATCTTTACCTTGAACACAGCCCACGGCCCGAGGAACTGCCCAATAACCGACTCCCCCCCCTTCAGCCACGAATACAGGTCATCCAGCGCGAGTGCGACTAGCCCGATGGTCAGGATCATGGGCAACATCGCCACCACTGCGGCCACCGCGCCCGCGATAAACGGCGCAGCCCATGCGGTAGCGGCCACGCCGATGGCAATCAGGGCGAATCTGACGACGTTAGAAAACCCGTTGAATTTTGCGCCGAGCCAATCGACCCCGTCCGCGATGCTGTCAAATCCCGAAAGGATGAAATTCGCGATGCGGGTGATGAACATGGATTCTCGATCCAGATGCTCAATCATGCGCGACCACTTGACGCCGATGATATTCATGGCATCACCCACGCCCAGAGGCATTTTCAGCATCTGGTCCATGAAGTAATCGTGCATTTTCTTGGTGGCTTCGATGACCGCCTTACTGGTCAACTTGCCCTCACTGGCCATCTTCTTGAGCTGTTCCCGTGGGATGCCCAGTGTCTCGGCGAGCTTGTCCAAGTATTGCGGGGCTGCCTCGGCCATAGAACGGAATTCGTCGCCCTGCAAAACACCAGAGCCCAGAGCCTGGGTGAATTGCAGCATGGCCGCACTGGCCTCGGCCGTCGAAGCCTTCCCCACCACAAGCGCCGCCGAGATGGTATCGGTGACCGCCAGCAGACTTTCTTGGTCTGTGATGTAGTTCTTGGCTGCGTTGCCAATGCGGGCATATGCGGCGCCATAGATTTCTGCACTTTGACGGGTCAAGATGGCGTGTTCATACACCTGATCCAGCGCGGCAGTCGCATCCCCCACAGTCTGCGGCAGCATCCCAATGCGCGCCCGCAGGCTTTGCATCTCGTCGCCAATGGCGATAACCGACTTGACAGCAGCCCCACCAGCCAGCGCGAAGAAGATATTGCGAATGGCATCGGCCGCACGATCCGCACGATCCCGCAAGCCGTCTACAGCCTTCTCGCCTTGGCCCAGGGTCGTGCCATCGACCTTAAACCCAAGCTTCGTAATCAACTCCCGCACAATCATGGCTTCTTCACCTGTTCCATTTCGATGTCTGATTGCATGTCAAGCAGTGCATTGAGCTTCTTCAAATCATCCACTGTTGCCACGCCTTCCTTGACTTCTTTCAGGGTTACTTTGCCAGCCAGGATTGGCCGCCATATCCACAATTCATCCGATAGCACCGGGGCCAACTCCCCCGGAATGCTTACTTCTTCACGGCGCCGATTTGATTTCCAAAGCGGCCCATCAGCGCCGAGAAAAAAGGGGAGAACTGGAACTTGCCCACCTCGAAAATGAGTTCGTACAGGTCAAACAAATTCTCAGCCGTGAAAACCATGTTGATTTCCGTGGGGCCTTTGACGAACTTCTTTTCTTCGACCGCGTATACCTTTGCCTCATTGAACATCGGCAAAACGATATTGTCCATCACCGACTCGTCGATATTC